GTAATCGCCTCCGCATTGGCCAGTTTATAGTACCTAAAATACTGATTACCGATAGCACCATAAGCAGAGTTGAGTGAAATCTTCTTAGCCATCTGGATATTGTTGCATCGTGCAATCTCTTTTTCCAGGTCTTTGGTTGGAGTTTTTTCATATGCTTTCTTAGCTTCAATCATCTTCTTTTTGAAGATTACACGTTCAGCATACATCTTATCCATGAGTTCTGGTAAGAATCCACGTTTATCTTTACGATACATAGCACCATTGGCACATACCGCAGTATCTTTATACATTTCAAAAGTAATCTCTTGATTCAGTATCTTCTCGACGGTCGCTGAAGGGTGTCTAGTATCTTGTAAGGTCTCTGGGGAGATGTTGTACTGCATAATAAGGTGAGGATACAAGCTATTAAGGTCAAAGCTAACCACCCAATCATACTTTCCCGGAACCGGTTCCTTGACATATGCACCAGCGTACTTGTCGGACTTGTCTGATCTATTTTTAGGAGGAATAACAATATTCCTTCTCTTTAAATAGTTATAAATGATCGTGTCCCACATACGAACTTGATAGAAAACATCTTCATAGTTCACCTTGGCATCATATGCCATAGTGAGTGCTAATTCAATTAGTTTCATCTTGTCTTCCAATCGGTCAACAAGTTCTACGTCAATGATGTTATATTCTACAAATTTCTGCCAACCATTAGTATAGAAGTCTTTGAACGTATCAAATTCAGAGTGATCTAGTTTTTTCTGCCCAAGTTCTACACTTGCAATATAATCAAGGCGATATGATTCCTGTGCCTTATAAGTAAACTTCTTATATAGATCTAGATAGTCCAACTGAGAAACACCACCAATATCATAAGATATATGCTTACGACCAGCAATAAATGTTTCTTCTTCAGTAACGAGACCCCAAGGTGACATACGCTTCATTAGTTTCTCACCAAGAATTCTCTCAATCCTACGACACATGTATGGAATATCATAAAGTTTACTATTCCACCCAGTTATAACTTCAGGAGTGTTCTCCTCAATCATCCACCAATTGATGAAATCACTAAGTAGATCAAACTCATTATTAAACTGTTTGTAATAATGATTACCCTGCTTTAGTTTGAAAGGACCTTGCCCCCAAGTAATAATTTCCTTAGTCGTATAATCCTGAATTGTAATTAGAAGAATTTCTTCAGCACAACTTTCTACATCCGGGAATCCATACTCGGACTTAACCTCAATATCAATGGTAGCGAGTTTAATCTTTTCAATATCAAACTTTAATTCTTCTTCAGGATACTTCTCAGAAATATACTGATAGATGAAACGCTCATTTCCATATACATTAAAGTTTTGAACTTCACTATACTTCTTAATAAAATCTCTAGATTCCCGTACAGTTCCTGGTTTAATTTTTGCTACATGGTCACCATTGAGAGTTTTGTAATTTGTTTTCTTTTGTGGGGAATCAACAAAAAGGGTTGGGTAAAACTTCTCACGGATTGCGAAGTGTTTTCCATCTTCATAACCCCGAACCAAGAAGTTGTCCCCAACCATCTGAACGTTTGTGTAAAATCTCATTCGTCATCATCATTAAAAAAAGAACCAAACAATCCATTATCTCCTGGTTTTCGGTTCTCTACTTTATCCATAATAGAATCCATAGTCTGTAAAGAATCTATCCTATTGATAATATCTGCAATTGCACTACAAACCATAGGTCTTTCTTGCCTAGCAGCATATGCTAATGCATTTCTCAAATTAGAGTCTGCTTCTTTAAGTGATTCTTCTACTGATTTTGAAAGTGCCATTACTTAATTAGTTCTTGATATTTCTCAACCACCTCTGGGAGTGGATCCGCGATGGTAAGAATGTCTTTTGATCTTAGCATATACTCTTCTTGATTGGAAGCCTTGATCCAAGGTTTCATATCATCGACAGAATTAAATATATAGGGTTTGATCAAGCGACAATCCGGTTCGCCAGGTTCAGCCATAATTTCTTCAACTTCGCAGATAATAACTTTATCAATATCTACGACAACACATTTAATCATTGGTTTGCTCCTCATTAGTTTCTTCGTCATCATCACCATCACCATCTACTATTTCTACAGTAGAATCAGATTTAGGTCTCACTCCATCTGAAACCATTTTCATGTCCTCAACATACATTCTTTGAATATCGTCGAGTGGATCTAGAATAGTAACAACCCAATCTGTGGGGATCATCATTTTCTTATCCTTGGAAATCATAACCCAAGGCTTAAAGACAATATCAATTTCATTATTTGTACTATCTTTAGAACTATAAGATACAAGATGGGGAAGATCCAAAATATAAGCGTAGGGTGACGCTTGATTTTCATCGGATACTAATTCTTTTGCATCAGAAATTAGCATCTCCCCAGATTTCAAAAGTACTAGTTTGACTGCCATTGGATTGATTTATTCATTTGTATTATAGCACATATTTAATCACTCGTCATCATCATAATCATAAGTTAATCTAGCATCCCAAGCATGGTCTTCTTCCCACTCTGGTTCATATAGTGGGCAGGGTTCTTCAAACAGATGACCCATCCTCAGTTGCTTGATTCTCTCTTTTAATCCTTTGTAGAACTCTCTTTTTTCGTCTGCATTCATTTACCGCTGATAACCTTTTCTAATTGTTTGCGTGTTTTGACGGATCTTTCTTTTTCCCTTTCAGTATGTTTGTAACCATACTTTCCGGTACTGATGAAATATCCTTGGCAGATCATAGTAATTCCAAATAGTAATACTAAAATAACACTAATCCACTCTAGAGTATTTTCCATTAGTACTATTCAGGATAGTCCCATTTAGTTATACATTCAGTTTTCTCGACTGGTCCCCACTCCCCAAAAGTATAGGAATATGGTTCAGTGTTTATTGGACATGCATCACCAACACAAAGAAGATCGTCAACAATACGCCAAGATTCTAACACTTCTTCTGCATGGACAAAGTGTGATTGATCACAAGTAATTGCATCATACAAAAGCCTTTCGTATCCATCGATAGATCTTTCTTCTGGATAAGGTTGAGTCAAAGTAGCGGTTTCTACTCTATCAACAAATCCAGGAGATTTTATATCAATACGAATATCCAAATGTGGATTTGGTTGTAAACGAATTACAATTCTATCGGTATATTGATGACCTTCAAATAAATTTAAAGGTGGTGCTTTTAATTTAATCACAACCTCAGCACATTGATAAGGAAGTTTCTTACCGGTCATGAAACGAAAAGGAACGCCTTTCCAACGCCAGTTATCGACATATAAAGAACCAGCGACGAAGGTAGGAGTACTACTGAGAGGATTAACGCCCTCTTCAGAGCGATAAGTATCATATTGCCCACAGATTAAATCCTCCCCTAAATGTGTTGCAGATAAAACTTTTACCTTTTCTCTGCGAATTTCTTTTGCATCCATACGACACGGAGCTTCCATTGCAACAAGCGCAAGAACTTGAAGCATATGGTTCTGTAACATATCCCTTACTGCACCAGCACCCTCATAATACTGAGAACGACCTTCACAACTGATTGTTTCAGTTGCAAAGATTTGAACTTCTTCTACATAATTCCTATTCCAGAGTGGTTCGAGTAAAGTGTTACTAAACCGTGTAGCAAGAATATTATTGACAGTATCTTTACCAAGATAATGGTCAATGCGATATACCTGTTTCTCGCGTAAATGTCCAGCCACAACAGACTGCAAGGAATCAGCAGATTTATAATCGTGCCCAAAGGGTTTCTCAATAACCACACGGGATGTTTCTTGGTCATCTAAAAATCCTGCATTTTTGAGATTTACAATTGCATCACCATAGGTATGGGGAGGTACTGAAAGAAAATATGTAGTATCCATACTTTGATCATGCAAAGATCTTAAACTATCTTCGTTTGAAAGATCACAAGAAACAAAGTCTAACCAATCAATAAATTCTTCTGGATAATACCCTAAAGTTTCTAACCAGTTTTCTTTAGTTATTTCTCTACGAGAAACACCAACAATTAAAAAATTAGGAGGAAGTAAATCCTTCATCCACAACTCGTGTAGTGCTGGAATTAATTTTCTTCTAGCAAGATCACCAGTAGCACCAAAAATTACTAATCGCTTATTAATGGGCTGTTCCGTTTCCATTGTATTTGTCTGTTTCGTAATAGTTATTTTCACCCTTTCTTATGCCAAAATATATCGTGGATACCACAAAGGGTATGGCAATCCAAGCAAGAACATTAGCGAACATGATGACCACCAAACATATACCGCATACCGTTTAGAACCTTGGACGCGAAAGCACCAAGACGGCGCGAGTTAAAACGTTCATACAACGCGCTACTGATAACAGGAGCGGGTATGCCAAGATCCACAGCAGCATGGACAGTCCAACGACCCTCCCCAGAATCACTGACCCCCCCATCGAACTTATCAAGGTGGTGATCGTTCCGTAAAACATCAGCGGTAAGATCGAGCAACCAACTACCAACCACGCTACCACGACGCCATAACTCAGCAACTTCAGAAACGTCAATATCGTAGCAATAATCCCTTGGATTCTCCATCGGAGCAACCTCAGCATCACCTTCTTTGACGTACTTGGCACCTGCATTTGCATTCTCTAGAATGTTAAAACCTTCGGCATATGCCTGCATAACTCCATACTCAATACCATTATGAACCATCTTCACAAAATGCCCAGCACCTGGAGGTCCACAATGGAGCCAACCGTACTCAGCAGATGTTGCGTTTGTATAAGGGTCTGTGCGGGTTGCAGCACCAATTCCCGGTGCGAGTGCCCTAAAGATAGGAGCGCAGACGGATACTGCAGTATCTGAACCGCCAACCATAAGACAGTATCCACGCTCCAGACCGTAAACTCCACCACTAGTACCACAGTCAATATATTGGATGCCCATCTTAGCCAACCTTTCTGCTCTCCTGCGAGAATCCTTAAAGTTGCTATTGCCATGGTCAATAATAATATCCCCGTCGCCAAGTAATGGTAGTAACTCATTAATTGTGTCCTCTACTAATTCTGCGGGAATGACCAATTGAAAGATCCCAGGACCTTTCTCTTTAACTACTTGAATAAGGCTTTCCAGAGAATCTGCAGCTGCAGTAATATACCCACTTTTTGCTGCTTCTTGTGCCTTTGCATAATTTCTCCTATATCCATATACTTCAATATCTTGCTTTAGCATACGACGAGACATACCCTCACCCATACGCCCAAGACCAATCATTCCAACTCTCATAGAATCCTCCCAGGGATGTAATCAACTTCTCCTAATACTTCATTAAGAAGCAATTCGTAATCTTTAAACATTCTATCACCCGCTATAAAGCATCTTTGGCGTCTCCACAATGCTTCAGCAAGCATTCTTTTTTCTCTCTCCGTAAAATCTTTAAACCTCTCACTCATTAACCTTTTACCTCTTTTTGAAAATACTCTGGTAGTGGACATCCTTTAAATTTTTCAATTTCGTTAATTGACAATACGAACATACAAGTAAACCCTAGGCAAAAAGCGAAAAGCATCTGAGGAAAATTATAATTCCCCATATGTGCAGTTGGATCAGGTTCATCATCATGAGGATGAATCATCTTACTAATCCGATCTACTCTTTTCTTTTTTTCTTCCTCGGATTCTTTCATATCATCCTCGGTATCTACCAGGCCATGATAATTGCATTCCTAAAATTAACAACACCATGAACGAAATTAAGAACAATGTTGTCATATCAAAACAATGTTTTATTGTAAACTAAAATATATATTCTTAAAGATTTTTAATCAGATCTCTCTTGTGCCGTTTTCCAGAAATAACTTTCTTGGTCTCCCAGACCCATACGATCATATCCATTCTCAACCTGATAATACTCAGTAGATACTTTAAAATCAGGAATTTTTGGATTCTCTGGAGTTAGACTATTATCATAAATCCGAGTTCTATTGTTTGGATAGAGAGCATATTGCCCATTGACCAATTCAATCAGATTGTGTGACTTATGTTCTGCTGGATTCTCTGAAGTTGCATAGTCAACTGTATCAGGATCTTGATGATAATTATCAATGGTACAAATGTAAGTACCTTTCATAGTTCCATGATCTCTGGTATAGACCTCATAATCCATACTACCAATAAACTGTTTGGTTACAGCAACTACACCATAATCCATACAGTTCCAGAACTGAAGATTCTGCAAACTCATATCAGGATCTGGTTTCTTCGGTTCAGATAAAAATGCACTGATAGGTAGTTTATCATACATTGCAGCATACTCTGGAAGGTAGGTTTCAAAATAAAATGCCCTTCCAGGGATCGACTTAGCCGAAACCCAGACACCTTTTACATATTCACCCCAACCAGACTGGTGATCGGTTAGATATTCTTTCCGTACCCAAACTTCAACTGAGGGTAGATTGCAAATCAAAGCAGCCATATTTTATACTGTAGGTGAATGAAATAGACTCAATATATTTTAACACAAAAAAAGAGGGGTTGCAACTAGATTTTGCCAGTTGCCCCCTCGCGGCGACGATATTCAGTTTTATTTATTTACCATGGAATTAATTCGTCAGATTTGTCTTCGATTGAAACTGTTGCTGGTTTAGGTGTAAGTGCGTATGCTCCGAAAGCTGATGCTGCGACTGTTGCAAAGATTGCTAGTATTGCCATTGTAGTTTTGTAAAATTATAGATCTTTATACTAGGAGGACTATTAGGAGAATGCGCCACCAAGGAACCCATTGAAGAAAAGAGTCATTACGGTCCCGATTGTAAGAGTGGCGGCTGTTAGATTCATAAGTCGTCCCCTAAAGTACATAATTATCTATATTATACTGTATCACCGTGATACACTTCTGTATCAATCGCAGCATAAATTAGTCAGGATTTAAAGATAATCTTTCCTTTGATGGTGTTCTGGAACAATTTTACCTAGGTCAACGACTAGTAACCCATCCTCAAAAGAAACTGATCGAACTTCCGTTTCATCGCTGAGGGTCCAGCACCGTGTGAAAGATCGCTGAGCCATTCCTCTATAAACATAATCTCCGATTCCGTCAGAGTCCTCCTTTTGCCCTTCGATGAAGAGCTTTCCATCTTGTGTGTAGACATTTACTTCTTTCCTCTTAAATCCTGCCAGTGCTAGCTCTAAGCGGTATTCTACATTGCTTAGTTGAACTAGGTTATATGGCGGATAATTTGTGCTGCTCTCATGAAGAGTCTGAATTCGGTTGAAATAATCTTCCATACCGATACTGTGTCTATTTATACGGTCCATAAGCGCAGGCAGGTCCGTAGTATGAAACTTCATTAAGTTTCCCATGGTTATTAGCTCCTTTAAAAGCGAGTTTGTGTTGTGTGATCCCCGAAGGCAATCACATATATTTATACCACACTTTTAATAATTGTGTGTTCGGTTTGCCGTTCCTAACAACCTCTAAGCTGTTGGAATTCCACCAGGGGTATTATTCCTCTGATTACGTTTCAGACTATCAATCTGCTTTTGAATTTGGGGACCTGTTCCATAGTCACCTCTTTGAAGTCCCCTAAGAAGCATGGCATCAATATCTGCTTCAGTTCTTGGTGACATTTGAGCAATTTCTATATCACCAGGAGAAGTTTGACTTGGTGTTATATTTGTATACTTAGAAAGATATTCATTACCAGCCTCTAACATATCTTTTAATTTTTTCCTTCTTTCTTCAGATCCACCAAGACCACCTCTAATGAAGGAGTTTGCCTCTGGATCATCAAGAGGAACAAATACATTAATTGGAGTTCTACGTTGAAATGCTGTTCCAGATATACTTGCTCCCGTTGAACCACTCTGAGCGCCCGGTTTAGATGCATTAAAAACAAATTGAACCCCTTTTCCTCTATTTGCAGACGAGATAGTTATTCTATTAGTGCCGCCTATTAAAGGTTGAAAACTACCACCGTTTATAGATACTCGAATGCTACTGGCATCACCCCTATTTACATTAACTTTTAGGGTGTCATATTTTGTAGTATCCAAATGAAGGACAAATCCACCGTTTCCGGTTTCATCATAATTTCCAAAAGAATATGATCCACCAGAACCACCAGATCCAGAAGTTCCAGGAACTGCAGTTTGTATAACACCCTCCAGATCAACATCTCCCTCTGCAGGATAATTAACCATACCCATACCGGCAGTGGTCATTGCCTCACTAAGAAAATCTAATCTCCAATCAGATTTGTAAAGTCTAGATTCTTCTTCTATTTGTTTTCTTTCTTCTTCTGCTTCTTGCCACTCTTTTAATTTTTGGGCAGCACGTTCTTTCTGCTCACCAATTTGCCTTTGGCGAGTTTTCTTGAAGTCGTTTCTACCAACGTGATGTAATATTCTGCTCATTAAAAAAGGAAGGTCCTTTGCCTTCCTTTATTTATCTTTATTCGGTTACTTCTACCTTTTTCTTCTTCGCCCCAATATTGTACTTAGTTTCAAGAATCCAATCACCCTTATCTTTATAAGATAAAACCTTAATTTGATTTAAAGGTGCAATATCTTGAATAGATTCAGCGTTCACAATTCCAACCAATCCCCAGTCCGCAAGAAGTTGAGCAATACGATTACGACGCTGAACATCATTAGTAGTAAGATTAGCGTGTTTTCCATCCAAAGCAAATAATTCTTTGAAATGAACTAAGAAATATCTACCCTGTTTATGCAGAATATGACATGACTGATAAATTTTCTTCTCTTTGCGAGAAGCAACACCAATTCTTGTTAGAGTTTCTCTGACCTTAAGAAAATCATCAGGTTCATTAAGAGTAACCTCCACCATCTTGTCAGGTGCCCATTTAACTTCAGGCTCTTTGACCACACTCATTGCTTTCCTCCAATATCAAATTTAGATCGTATAAAATTAAGTTGTTCTTTAGTTAGGATTTTCAAAGCTTGCTGTGCTTTTTCGTTACTATATCCATAGTACCGTTTTACATAATCAAGATCTTTGATTTTATCTTTACGGAGCCAGGGAGAGAACCTCTTCTTTTTCCTCAAAGTATTTAGATAAAAATCATATTGCATTTTTTTAGGTAGGAAATGATACTGGTTCATCTCATTTGCAAACATAATTGCATCCAAGTGTCCAGAGAAACACCTATTAACAATGTAAGGAGGATAGTCTTTTTCAAGTAAAGGATCTTCATCAATCAAATTATTCTTCGTTTGATTAATACTGTTCAACCAATCTTTCAATTCCATAATTTATACGCGAGCGAAACTCTCAATCCATTAAAAAATTTTGATGGAGCATTAGCATAATGCTTAATGTTACCAGGAAATAATACTGCCCTATTAGGTTTGTATTCTACTACTTTAGATAATTCATCAGATTCAAAGAATAGAAGATGACCTTCCATTCTGGTATCCCAGTGTGGGCAAGGATAATATAAAAATGTCATATCACCATCATCGAAATGTGGAGTTCCACATTGTCCAGATGTCTGCCCATTGGCATATATTCTACCAATCTTTGAGAATGTTCTATCTATCTTTTCAGTAATTTTTTCATAAAGAAAACTATTGAAATATTCATCATTCTCAAATCCCTCAGCATGCCAGAATATTTCTGGTTTCTCATGAGATCCTCCACTAATTCCCCAATGTGGTTTTAATAAACGAGTGAATACTTCTGCACGAATTTCTTCAGTAAAAATATTATCAAATATTTGTATCTCGTTCATCTTTCATTGTCTTATTAGTAATGATTATTCTATTATTAGCAAAATCTGGTGATATATCCAGAGCATCTTCTGGATGCCACATTAGTTCCTCATAAAGAGAATTCAATAATGCCATATCTTCCCAAAGATCATTTACATAAGGTTCTTCGTTGTTCATACAACAGATTCTCCTAACTTATAATTGAAAAGTACTAATTCTTTTCTACTTTGTTGCTCTCTCATATAGTCACCAACAGATCTCATAGTATATGTAAGATCAAATTCACCAACACTCCAATCAGTAAAACGATCTTTGACGAGTTGATCAGAATTATAACTAATCAACATATCTATATGACGATGTCTATCGCAATCTGAAGCAAACTTATCATGATCAAAACGTTTATGCATTGATCCTTTGTGACCGTATAGATTGTCCTTAATATCATAAGGTGGATCTAGATAAAGAAAAACTCCATCATTGATATTATTCTCCATCAGATATTCATAAGAATATTGGTTAATATTCCATTTCTGGATTATTTGTCCATACCAGGGGAGTTTGTCAATGCCTCGCATTGAGAAGTTGGACTCACTTGCTTGTTTGGAGAAGGAAGAAGATTCGGTAAGACCAGAAAAACTGCACTTATTAACAATATAAAAAGCCACAGCTCTATCCAGGTCAGTTTTTTCTCGGTCATTGATAATTTCCTTTGCTTCTAAAAATAACCCTCTCGCAGACGCTGGTTCAGGATGCCTATACTTGAGTTGTACGAGTTCATCTCGCATTTCTCTACCAAACTGTTGAAGATTAATCCAAAAGTTTGTAAGTGGTTCATAGAGATCATTTACCCAAATCTTTAGATGTGGATACATTTTAGTTACATGGATTGCAACACTTCCACCACCTAAGAATGGTTCACGAAATTCTGTATATTCTCTAAGATCAGGAAAATACTGACCCATCTTCGTGCAAGCACGGGATTTACCACCGGGGTAACGTAATGGTGTTTTCAGGGACTTCATAATCAGGTTGGTTATACTTCAAAAATTCCCAGAAGGTCAATTTCATTTCCTTATGGGTCATACCACAATGTTTTGCGGCAGCAGGTAGGTTCATCGTAGCATGAAAAAGTGCTTCATTTGCTTCCTGAACATTCTTTGGGTTTGTTTTAACTTTAGGCATTATGAATAAGTAAATACAACGACTACTCTTCTTTGCATTGGTGCTGGTTGATCTACAGAATGATGATATCCAGGGAAAGATATGATATCATCCTCATCGGGTTTATATGTCTCCAAGAGTTTACAATCTCTTGTCATATTATCATAAATGTTAATATTTCCTCTATCAAATTGATTTAGATATATTAGACAATTTTTATGCTCAAAAGACGGATGATCTACATGAGGTGGACTTGGCTTTCCATCCCAATAATGAATCTGATTAATAACACATCTATGAATTTGAGTGTATTCGACTTTATTGAACTCCAATATTTCCTTAATGACATGGAATACAAGATTCGCGTGTTCAGATTCTATTCTAGGTATCAAAAAATCTGGACTAACATCTACACCAGCAAGAATACAGTGTTGATAGACCGGATTTGTTGTAAACGTTGAATCATTAGGATTAGCATTTGAATCTGTTGAAGGTCCGTATGTCCAAAAGAAACCTGGATTCAATACCAGATCTTTTAGATACTCATAGCTTTCCGTCTTTGGATTTTCCCAATGTTCTATTATCATAGGATCAATTTTTTCTCATC